AATGCTTGACGAAATGCTGTTTCTGCCACAACCACATCGAATGCTGCCCCATTGCTCCATACTGCCCTACGATTCCATCCAAACTTATATAACTCTTCCATGCATTCACGAAAACTTATACGACCAATATCACCCATAGCCTCTTCGATTGCTTCGGGACTTTGTTCACCCCACCATCGAATAGTATCATCATTGATGATACGGTTAAATACTTCAGTCTGCTCTTCGATAGTAGGACGCAACTCAAGTTTCTGCACTACGCCATCGCCATATGGATCGAAACGAACAACACCAATAGTAAGTATGACACAATAAGGACTTGTGTCTAGCGTTTCCATATCGATCATTATATCATTCGCCATGTTTTAAAACGTATATTAAATATTTCTGTTCATCAATGATTTCATAATCATCAGTCAAATAACCTTCATAATTAATCTTGGGCTTAAAACCATACTTGATTTCTAACCAATCGACATACTCTTCAGACTTTGTGGATCCGGTCTCTTCGGTGAACTCTGCTTTAAGATTCTTTAATACGTTCCAATAATGTAATCTCCGATCTCTTCTATTATAATCGGGATCGTCATCGTCATAATCTTGAAAGTTCTTAGGGACGTTTACCATTGCTTGACCAAATATTGTCGACCTTTGATACTTCTTCAATTATACTATGGTCGAGATAATTTAGCAACAATGCAGGTCTCTCTAGGTTTCCATTATTCGGCATACTGCTATGTAGCACCCTGCAATTATAGAATAACACAGTCCCACTAAGCATATCATGTTGTTTCATGTTCTCCTGGAACCAGCGATTGTATGTTCCATTATAACATTTGCCTATGTCAAAGTCGCGTTTCTGGCTAAATGGCACAAGCCCTGTAGAACCATTTTTGGAAGTAGTATCTACCAAACTAACAATACATTGTATGCCCAGTAATCTCTTATCATAGTTATATTTTTTAAATCTATGCGGTGTGTCTACATGTGGATTTATCCAACTACTGCCTGGTTTTATGAAAACTGTGTCGCTAGCATAAAACTTTAGATTACCAAAATATCTAGTGATCAAAGGATCAACTATCCTTAGTATCCTTTTAAATTCAGGAAATTCGCTGACTTCTTGGCTCCACCATACTGAAATATCATTTAAGTCCTTTATATCATCGCGCTCGGCATATTTTTTGTCTGGGCTCACAGCGCGGACAGGATATAGGTCTTTGATCCTATTATTGTAATCTGCTATGATCCATTTAGGTATCATGCCTTCAAGTAACACATATCCTTCTTTATTACAGACTATATCATGTATGTCTTGATTCATTCCCATACTAGGCTAAAATGTATAGCGTCCTCTTTATTCTTGAATTTAAAATCCATGTAATCTTCTGTAGGATTAGTTATAAATTTATCTCCGGGAAGGCCAAAAGTTTCCATAGCCCATGCGCATGTCTCGTCCCAGCGTTGCATAGTATCGCCTTTACGCCAAGGAATCCTTATAGTATACATAAAATCTTTATCATACTTAAAATGGAATAACATCAGTAACCTGCTACCTTTAAAAGTTCTTTGACTTCTGGGATTATGTTTTTGCTACGTTTGAATTTAATAGCCCATTGTTCTGGATTAATATATTCGATTATCATTTTTTGTTGAGTAGTATCAAGATTTTCGATAAATTTTAAGCCGCTATCGCTTTGATATAACATCCACGGGCTGATCTTACCTTTAGTGATCTCATAACATATGCGATTACGATTGCCATATCTCAACGCATCTTTAGTTTGTATCTTGTCTTGCTCACTCAACAATACAGTAGTCTCAATGCTACGTGCGATAGCATCAAGTGGATCTTCGGTCTTGAGATACTCTAATAAAAATCTGTTGTAATTAGTATCACGATTCCAGATATCAATGCTGATCTGTTCTTGCAATAACCAGTCTACATATCTGCTTGGATTCAATACAGTGGCTTCACTACAATAGTTACCGAACTTGACAAACGCTGTGTAATATGCGCTCTTAGCAAAGTCCATGTAATCTTTCTTTACTTTACGACTATGCTTAGTATAGAACTGAACAAATGCGCTAAATCCTATGCGATTGCCTTGCATATCTTTATTAAGCCAACGGCGTTTAGTTTCACAAAGATGTTTCAGCAGCGAGGTTTCCCTTATGAAAGTGCTGCCACAAAACTCACATTTGTGTTCAATCGCCGTATTGTTTTTCGTATTCTTCGATTTCATCGTCTGTGATAAAATTACTAAGTGCTTCAATATCTTCTACCTTTAATTCAGGAAACTTCTGTGCTAGATATACTTTCTTATGCTGTTGCTCTGTAAACAACATGCTGAACTCTGTTAATACCTCATCATCGCTTTTAGGATAAATCTTTTTATAATACTCTTTTATATCCTTGATCGATGCTTTTTCTTTTAGTTTGCTTACATTTTGTTTGATCTGCGGTATCCACTGATGAAACTGCTTGCTGCCGAAACCGCTAGTACACAACATCAACCATTGTAGTTTAGGATGCTTCTGTACATTCTCGTTGAACAGATATTTGTTAGCGAACTCGTTAGTGCTGAGTACATAATATTGCTGTAACTCAGTCTTGCCTTTGATTGCGCTAAGCCACATGATCATCATGAAGGGCACAAACTTCTTTCGTTGCTCTTCAGTCAATCTATCATAATAACCATAGTCCTTTTTATCCAGCGCGGACAGGGCCTCGAACATGTCGAAATCCTGATCTTCAAACTTCTCGTCAATTGGTGTTTTTGCTTTCGCCATATATTTCTACTTTAGCATTATGTCCCCATACTTTCAAGGCATATTCTTCCGCAAGTTCCTTTTCTTCAAACAATAATGGTTCAAGTTGAAACTTACCATCACCTTGGGTTACCCACAACCAATCATTGTACTCACCATGATGATCTAGTGCTAATGGAACTTTGATACCGTATTTCATTAAAACACCTGATTATAATCAACGATCTCACAGTTGCGGCTAATTTCTTTTACGAAAAAAACACAGCGTGGCTTAGGTCCATCGTCTATCGGCACACATAAGAATTGACCATTACGCAATCTAGGTGCATACCATGTCACATCATGGTAGATATCAACGATTTCAATAGGCAAAAAACTTGGACTAAAAGAACTCAATGGATTGAACTGAAATGCGCTGAACCCACGATCATTCAGGCTGCTTAAAGGCAATGTCTCAAGGTCTCCATGCTCTTTCTCGCCTATCAATATCTGCCAATCTAATGGCATCTTGATTTTCCTATCTCCTATCTGTAGCACTAATGCTGCTGCGTTGAAACTCTCAAGGAATATCAATGGAATATAGTGATAATCTACATTCTGAGGATTGCTATTATCAAGTATAGCAAAACGCAAATCATCGATTTCTTCAGGCAGCGTTTCTAGATTGTAATATGAATTTTCCAGTGTTAATATACGCATATTAATATTTTAATGTTTACCTCTTCAATAGTCAAGTTTTTCTAAAGTAAATGGATACTTTGCTTCTTTATAGTAAGCCTTTCGTTGCGTCAAATGTCGTTTGGCGAATTTACAATCACTAGTGATGTCCCAAATCTCTACATGATCTTTATCTTCTGCTTTGCGTATGCCTCGCCCAATACTTTGTATAACCCGGACAAAGCTTTTTCCGGGCTCAATAAGAACCAGATTAAAAATGCGAGGAATATTAATACCCACACTGGCCACACCATAAGTCGCCACAATAATCTTTTTACTACTAGTTTTAACTTCATCGTATTCTTCTTTTCTTTCCATGAGTTTTGTCTCACCGCTGATGAATGCAGCATCATCTAACCTTTCCATAAGTTCTCGACCTGCATTTACGCGGTCTACTAATACTAATGTATTTCCGCTATCCTTGACCTTATCGATCAATTGTGCGATCTTGTCTAATCGTTTTTCATCTTCAAGCAAATGTTTTAATTCGCTTTGATAGTTTGTGAACTCTAAGCCATCTTTTAACTGAACTATGTTAACATGACATTGAGCGAGAACTCCTTTCTCTTGTAACTCAGCAGCACTGAGTTTGCCAATCACAGGGCCCAGGCTTACAAGCAATGCTACTTGCTCGTATGTAGCCTTAGGTATAGTGCCAGTCAGTCCCCAGCGTATGGGTATTTGACTGAACGGACCAGTCAATAGTTGCTTCAGCGCATCGGCTTTGGCCATATGTACTTCATCAACCATT